AACGAGCCACGAGAACTGATCCGTAATTTTCATCGTTCGGCATTTCTCCGTCATAAATCACCATCTTTCCGCATGCAGTGATGAATCGATTCAACATTGGGTTTTCGTAGTACCCAATCGTGACACTGTGACGAGCTTTTTCTTGGTTTTGGTCTTTCGCTTCCTCTGAAGTAGTGCAGTATTCTAATTTTCTTTTATTGTTTTTTGCTTCAGGATATTTTGCGAAGAAATCTTCTTTCAACATATCCTTCTCGTAATAAACTTCAAACTTGGACCAGTAATCATTCAAAGTAAAACCGAGGCCGAGCCATGTTCGAGCTGGATCCATCGGTTCGCGGTAAATATCATCAAAAAGAATTTTTTCTACACCCTTTCTTTGCACAGAAATGCCGAACGATGAAAATTACGGATCAGTTCTCGTGGCTCGTTGTTTTATGCGAGACATGAATGACCCTCACGGCGTTGGACTCTACGAACTCATGCGCGGAAACACAGCGCTATTTACATATATAAATTCTTTGAATGCACAGCAAGTCGAGGCGGAAATTTATCCGCTTCTTTTCGGACCTCAAGTTCAAAATGGTACGGCTACATACAAGCGATCTCCGAATGTCATCAATCCAAAATCTCCCGGCTCTACTATCGATGTGGTTCGAACTACAGGAAATGTTTCTCAGGGTATTGCCTTCGCTGACAAACAGAAAGAAGATATCGAACAAAATACTGGTATCAACAATATCGTTTCCGGACAAAATGCAGAGAGCACTCTTGGCTCCACTGTGATTTTGAAAGAGGCTGCTTACAATCGTCTTACTCCTCCAAAGAATTCCATGATGGATGTTCTTCAGACTGATGCTCATATTGCTCTTGCTTGGATCAAACAAACCTACCCTATCGACAAAGTTTTTATGATCGACTCTGGAGACAATCTAAATGAATTTATAAAACAAAATCCTGACTACTTTATTGAATCTCAAGAAATTGAAAATGAGAATGGGCCAACAGGAAAATATGTTGCGCTCGCTTCTCGAAATCTTCGATTAAATTTTGATTTCACTCCCGATGGAGAAATGCTCGAAGATGTTCCAACTCGAACCATCTCTGCTAAAAAACTTTTTGGCGAGATGGACGCCCACGGGCACAAAGCCGACTATGTGGAATTTGTGATTGATCCGGACTCAATGCTTCTTCCTTCTCTTGAGATCCAGAAGCAAACTTACACTGCTCAATTCCCTATTATTACGAACCAAATAAATATAATTTACGCGCTTCGAAAGACTGATCCAGAAGCGGCCGGAGCTCAGCTTCGTTCTCTTGAGCAACTTTTAGAATTAAATCGTTATGATATTTATGACTACATTCCAAAGGATCAATACGATGCAATCCTTGCTGGGAAACCTTCTCCGATTGTCATGCCAGCGATAAATCCTGAAACTGGTATGCCGGGAGTTTCTGATAATCCAGATGTGACGGCGCCGAAGGGTGACAACCAAGTTCCACGACCTCAATCTCCAATGGGATCTTCTGTTGATGCAAGCGTTGGTCGCGCTGCAAATCTTCCTTTCTTCCCGGGGGCATAATTTATGACTGACGAATCATTACCAAATCAATCACTCGTTCAGAAAAAAATCGCGTTGGCGCAAAGCGAACACGCGGGGGTTATTATTGAGCTCATTCGCGATGTTGCTCAAAAAGTCCCATTGATAGGCAAAGATGAATTTGAAACACTGAAAAATGCCATCATTATCGACACTACAAGTACCCTGATGACAGATATGGTCGATTACTTGGAGAGAATTAAGCAAGGAGAATTGTTGGGTAAAAAATAATCAATGAAAAAAGCGGTTGAACTAAAGAAAGAAAAGTACACCATTCAGGTGAACTATTCTCCAGAAGCAGAGCAAAAAAAATTAATGAAATTCATCACTCCATCGGGGGATGAATTTGAAATTAGCGCGGAGGAAATGTCTACGATTTTAGTCGGTCAGGTGAACTCGGAATTGCTTGAAGCAATTTTTGTGGAATCAGATCGAGTGAATGTTGTGGAGGTCACAAGGCAAGTGGCCGTCAAAGTAAATCGCGATATAAAAAAGGGCGAAGAAATTCGTCTTGAATACAAGCATCCTTATCCTGTTGAATTTGCTGTGCTCGAGCAAGCAATGCACTACGCAAAAATAAATATGGATGTGCCTGTGTTCACCTTGACGAAAGAATACATCGATGAGATGATGTTGAAAGCAAATACACCAGAGAGGAAAAAATTTATTAATCGCTTTTATGAGTTTTTCAAAACTTTCAAAAGCAAAAAGAAATAAGATCCCCTTCCACGATAGGGTAAATCGTGTGTAGAATTTTATGGCTAAGACAGAATTAGAGAAAGTGCAAGCAGAAGCAGTGAAGTTGGGCGTAGTTTTTAAGGAAGATGATACAGCGGAATTCATCTCCGAATTAATAACCAAGAAAAAAGAGGAGCTCGCGGCCGCAAAGAAGAAGAAACCAAAAACCATTTTGAAAGATGTGAATGGTGATGAGGTTGATGAGAAAAATTACTTCTGGCCAGCGATAGACAAGGAAACGAAAGAAGTGACCTATGCTCCTGATTATTTTCAGAAATATAATGGCGATCCAGTAATGAGAGAGGATATGCTCGCGGTATTTAATAAGATATTTGATCCGAAAGATGGATTTTTATTCTATAAGGATAGGAATTCTGAGCTATATTTAATCATAGTTCCTCTGAAATTTGCGGCATCTGTAGGGGAAGAAAATAACTCTATTGGCCATGACTTTCAGAAGCATGCAATCTCATTTTTGAATGAGGGTTCTGTGAATATCGACACCCTAAGAAGGAAGCTCTTGCAGATCAAAAACCACAAGAGTATCAAATTGGGCGATCGATAGTTTGACTTATAAAAGCGGTTAGTATTATAATTAATATATCAAATAGTCCGGCCCTCCCTCCGTTATGGGATGTAAAACTATATGGATCCAGAAAAAAAAGATGCACCGGTAGTAGAGGATGAGTCTGTCCTCGATAAAGAGTTGGAAGATACTCTTTCTACTATCAAAGCTGGTCAAGAATCTCCGGCCCCAGCGCCAGAGGTCAAGCCGGGAGAGGAGCCAAAGGTGGAGACACCAGAGGAACCTAAGAAGGCGGAGGAATCCAGTAACCCTCCTTCTGATGAGAAAGTTGAGTTTAAGTTGCCTATTCCGGGTAAGCCGGGACCCAAGTCCAAATTTGAATCCGATGAAGTTTATGAGAAACGCATCGAACTCATGGATCTTATTAATAGGAAAAAAGCGGCTAGAACTGACGATCAGAAAAAAGAATTGTCTGAAAAGATCAAGGAGACTCGCACTGAAATGAGTCTTTTGAAGGGACCAGACAAAATTAATAACCTTAACAAAGTTGTTGAGGAACCGAAGAAGGAAGAAGATCCAGCTATTAAGGCGGACAAAGAGAGGTTAAAAGCTCTCGGAGGCGCTACTACCGAAGAAGTTCAGGAGATCATCCGACAGGAACGAGTGCAAATTGAGACTAAAAATACTCTTGAAGGTTTTGTTTCTAGGCATCCTGAGTTAAAGGATCCAGATGTGCGAGATGTTTTCTTCGATTATGTCGACACCAATTATAATTGGCAAGGCAAAATCGGAAAAGATCTCATGACTGTGCTCGAGCTCGCAAGAGAAAGCATGTTCAAGCCATCCGAAACAATGCAGGAAAGAGTTCTCAAAGGTGCAAATGTTGCTGAAAAGGTCAACGCCATGCAGTTCCCGGGTGGGAGCGGTGCGGGAAGATCGGATATGTCTCCAGAAATGCGTAAGTCAGTTGATGAACTTAAGGCAACTGGAATGACTGAGGAAAAAGCGATAGAACTTCTCTCCGACTAGGATAACTCTACAATTTAATAAAAACGCTATGAGTTTTATACAAGCGAATATAAAAAACGCTACGCGTTCCCTCAAAGTCGTTCCGAAGGGCTCTACGATCCAAATGATCAAGGGCTATGTTTTGGAATGGGCTTCAGGACTTGCGATCCTCGGTACTTCTTCAACAGTTGTAGCGACAGTGATCGGAGTGTGTAATGAGGACATCTCAACTGCACAAGCACTTACGGAAGTGCCTGTGATTGAGTGCTTCACACACGATGTGTGGATTGTGGATTCGACAAACAATTCGAACGCTGCTCACAATGGTCAGAAAATGGTCCTTGGAGCTAATGGAGGTATTGTTAACAACACTGGTACTACAAGTGCTACCGGAATTGTTCAACAGGTCGATGTGTACGGAGCAACAGGTGACAAGAAAATTCTTGTTCGCTTCCTAAACACCGCGTAGTATTATTATTAGTAACTTTAGAATTACACTTATATGCAAGGAACAATTAATGATTACGCGGTTATAGTCAACAATGTGTTGAAATACATCGCGCCAAAAGTGTCCCCTTGATCTTCGCAGCTGCTGAATCAAAAAGGAAGAAGTTTGACTGGAAGGTCAAACGAACTTTCTTAGTGAAGTGCATTTGCGTGTAGTTCTTAGAGAAGCCTTGGATCCCCAGCCATGTTTGATAGATATGACATAGTTTATTGTGGAATATCCCCTTTAGCTGCTAATCTTTTTTTATTTAACACCGGACGAACAATTCGAATTGGGGTAGTAGTGAGTCTCAATACTTTAGGAACTTTTTCGATCATTGTGTTTGTTTCAGACAAGACTT